TTCCATGTTTTCATTTTTTAATTCCTCCCATAATTAAGTTTTATAAATATATTGTAAATTATTTTTGTAATAACTAAAACATAACTTACCTAAGCGTGTGGAAATTTAACTTATGCGTTAATCATCCCATTCAAAATCTTTAATAACTTTCTTTAATTTTCTAATACCCAATAACTTTTCCAATAAGTCTGATATCCATACATTCATTAAATTCTTTATCAGGATAATTCTTGTTGTGACTAATTAATCTATCTTTTGCATATTCTTTAATGAAACATTCTCCATCAACAATGAATATACCAATTTCACCAACATTGATAGTATCTTGTTTTTTAACTAATACTGTATCATTATGTGAAAATGTTGGTTCCATACTATCACCATCAACACCAATTGCAAAATCAGCTTGACAGTCATCATCGACTTCTATCTTTTCAAAAGGAATATCATCAAACAGATAATCACCAATACCAGCACTAGCAATATTAGGTAATTTATCAATGTATCTTTTTGGCTGATAAATCGTTTCTTGTTCTTTTACGCATCTATCATACTCTATATCTAAAATTGAATTGACTGCTTGAATACCATGATTATCCAAGTTACGATATTTCTTTATAAGTTTTTGTTCACTAAATGAAATTACAAATGAAACATCATTGTCAATTTCATCCGCCCATAAGTAATTTGCATCAATTTCTAATATGTCCATAATTTTTTTAATTGTTAGCATATTAGGTTCGCTGTTTCCTTTTTCATATCCAGTAAATGTTGATTTTGCCACACCTATTAATTTTGCTAATTGTTCTTGAGTATAGCCTTTTTCTAGTCTTGCTTCTTTCAATCTTTCTTTAAATCCCATTACTATCACCTCTTTTTTTCTTCAATTATATTATAAGGTTGAAATATTGATACGTCAATATAAAAAGTTTGAGAAAAATGAATTTTTATATTGACATAGTCGAATATCTCGACTATAATGTGTTTAAAGGTTGAGAAATTCAAACTTTTAAGAAAGGAGGTTGAAAAAATGGATAAAATCCAAAATTTTAATAGTCCAGTAGCTGATAATATCTCAAAGATTATTGAAAAAAGAGGTTTAAAGCAAAAAGTAATTGCTGAAAAGGCTGGATTTACACAACAAAGTTTCTGTGATGTTTTATATGGTAGAAGAATATTAAAAATTTCAGAAACAAAAAAAATTGCAAATGTTTTAAATGTTAGTGTAGACGATTTATTCAAAAGCGATTAGGGGAGGGAAGGTATGAGTTCATTAAAAGAAATAACAGTGTTAGACAAGGAAAAGAATGTAATTGTTCATCTATTTAAAGAAGGCAATGAATTCAAAGCAATAGTTGATGATGACTTTGAACTGATTATTAAAAAAGATGACTTGCCAAAAGACAAGTCAAATGATTAACCAAGATTGTTGTTCTTGCTCTTATCAGGATTACTTCTAATAAATTTAGTACCATCAGAACTTTTTACTCCATGATAACCCTCAACCTTACCTTGTTTAGCAGCGTTGTAAGCTTGAGAATTAGTGTAAATTTTACCATTGATACTAACTTTTGTATTTAGTCCTGTATTAGATTGTTGAACAACCTTAACTCTAGCTCTAGCCATTATCATCACCTCCTTTCAAAGTGATTTTAACACATTTGAAAGATGTGAGGTAGATGAACCATTCAAAAGCGATTAAGGAGGGACAATAATGGAGATGAATGTTAGATTCAAAAATAATTTTGTTTTAACAAGTGCAAAATATGAAGATATGAAAACAAAAATTTTTAGCGCAATAAAAAAAGAGCTTCCTGATGAAGCTCAAACATATGAAATTATCTCATATATATTTGATGAGCTAAAAGAAGAATTAAAAGTTAAAAACATTAATTTATAAATGCTTTTCTGATAAATCTTGTAAAGCATATGAAATGATTTTTAATTCTTGATTTCTCGTAGAAGCTCGTGTTTGTATTAAATCTTTATATGATTCCATTAAAATCTCAAAATGTTCTGTATAGGTTTTATTTTGTGATTTATATTCTATATCAAAAATTAATGTGGTATTGCTTTCAAATAACTTATTTGTATCTAAGTTAGTTATAAATGACTGATTTGGAGCAATGAATGTTCCGCATATTCGTTTGTATGGAACATAGTTTGAATCAAAAGAAAAATCGCCAAGATTATGATTACAAGTAAACTTTGTTATTATTGCTCCAGAGGAACCATAATTTTTTAGAACAAGGTAAAAATTAGGGCTTTGAAAATTTGTTGTCTTTCCACATATTGTGATATATGGTCGAGTTGATTCTTCAATCATTTTACTATTTTGTTTTAGAGTTTTAATGGAAATCACTATTGCAGTGATGCTGGTTAACAGAGAAACTATTATACCAACAAATTCTAACCAATTACTAACTGTAAATTTAGAAAAGAACTCATACATTTTATTTCACCTCACTTTCTAAACTTTTATTCTATCATGAGGTGAAGTGTTTAAGTAGGATTTGTCATTAAACGTCTATTTATTAAACTTAAACGTGAATTATAAAGGGAAAGGAGGACTTCATATGCTAACAGTTAAGGACTTAATAACAGAATATGCTGATATGCCTTTAAATGAAGATGTTATTAGATTATTTGGAATTGTCGAGCCTAGAGAAACAGATATGCTAATGCGTATTGAAGATGTTGAATGTATATCAAAAATAAAAAACGGTTCACAAATGATAAGAAAATTAAAGGCGAAATATGACTTGCATTATGATGAAGCAGTTATTCCAGCAAGCATATTTGCAAGACATTATGGTATGAAAACCAATGAAGTTATTAACTTTATAAAAGAAAAAATCGACTCCACCAAGTCGATTCAAAGTTAAATTAGATTATTTAACCACTTTCATTATAAGTGGTTAGGAAAGGAAAATCAAGATGGAAAAAATATTATTTCTGATGTCTTCCACTTACTTGCAAAATAAGAAGTTAAATTGCTTAAAAGCACATGGAGATTATGTCCAAAAAAATGAATTTCAAAAGGGTAGAAAGAGTTTGAATGGATATGCTTATTATTCAGAAAAGTATGACATCATTAGAGAATTGTTTTGGAAAAAATATAACATGAATTATGAGAGGGTGAAAAAAATATGCACAAGAGAATGTTAATTGTAATGCTGTTGTTATTTATTTTCTCTGTCTGCATAGGAGTGGTTACATTTGACGGAACAGTCAAAGGAACACAATTGCTATGGATATTAACTCTTATTTTAGAAAGTGTATATTTGGATTATGAGGTGAATAAACCATGAAATCGAAGAAGCAGGAAAGAATAGTCATGTTGCTTGCATGGCTAATCATTATATTATTTTATCTGTTTATTATTTTTACAAAAATCAAGGAGGTAAGCTGATGGATCTTGATGATTATATAGAAAAATTAGATGAAGTTATCATTTTATCTAATGATATCGCAAACAAAGATATGAGTTGGATTCATCCTTATGAATATTGTCTTGTAAAAGATGCAATTAACTTACTTTTAACAGCAAAAAAAGGTTTTGAGAATGAAAAAGAAATATTAAGGGAGGATTATTAATTTATGGGTTTAGCAGTTTTAATTAATGGAGAAAGCGGAAGTGGAAAATCAGCTTCCATTAGAAATTTAAAAAAGAGTGAAGTTTTGGTATTTAGTTTGCATAAGTCAAGACTTCCTTTTAAAACAGATATTAATATTATCAAATTAACAAATACAGCATATAGTGAAAGATACGAAGTAATAAAAAAAAGAATGTACCAGTATCAGGACAAAATAAAAATTTTCGTTATTGATGATAGTGACTATTTAATGTTCTTTGAACAACAACAAAGAAATAAAGAAGGTGGATATAACAAATATACAGAAATTGCTTTGCATATGATTGACTTAAAGAACTTTGTAGAAACATTGAATGATGATGTCATTGTTTATTTTTTAAATCACATCGAAACAGATAAGGATTCTAACAAGATTAGGGCAATTACAGCTGGAAAAATGATCGATACACAATTAGGTACATTTGAAGCATTATTTGAAAATGTTATTTTCTGTGAAATAAGAGATGGATCTCATGTGTTTATTACCAATTCTGATGGAACAAATACAGCAAAAACCGCAATGGGTATGTTTGAAGATAATGAAATTGATAATGATTTAAAGTTAGTTGATCGAACAATCCGTGAATATTATGAAATTGCTTTGCCATACAAAGAAGAAAGAGAGGAAGAAAAATAATGACAAATGTTATAGAGTTAGTTTCGACCATTTTAAATATGGATAAAGAAATAGAAAGTTTAAAGAGAGAAAATCAAATGCTGAAAAATAAATCTGCAATCGCTTCATGCGATTGCAAAAAGGATAGCAATGAAGATATTAAGAATAGTTACATTGATGAATTAATCGTTGAAATGGGACTTAAAGCACTATATAAAAAAGTATTCTATTCATGGAAAAGTGTAAGTGCAACAAGAAATGATAAAGGTGAAGTAGTATATACATCTTTTGATGATTTTATCGAGGAAGATATAAGAAGAGATGAAATTCCTGAAAAAGTATCTAGGTTTGAAGTTTTAGAAAAATTACGTCCTATTTTATTAGAAAAATATGAAGCAAAATGCAAGATAGCGTATGACGAGTTATTGGAAAGAGAGGGAAGTGGGGAATGAATTTATATGAAATCAGTTCTCAAATAGAAAATTTTGAATTTAAGTTTGATGATGAAACTGGTGAAGTTCTAAATATGAATGAACTTGATGAACTTAAAATGGCAAAGGACGAGAAAATTGAAAATATTGGTTTGTTTATTAAGAATTTAAAAGCGGATGAAAAGGCTTTGGATGATGAAATCAAAGCCCTACAGGCTCGTAAGAAGGCAAAAACAAATAAGATAGGTAATTTATCATCTTATCTGGAAAGCGTCCTAAATGGCTCAAAATTTGAGCGTGATAGAGTGGTAATCAGTTTTAGAAAAAGTTCATCTGTTGTGATAGATGATGAACAGGGATTTATTGATATGTTTGGTGAAACTGAGATGGTAAGTCAAAAAGTACTGAAATCAATCAATAAAAAAGAAGTTAAAGCATATTTAAAAGACAATGTTTCATCATTGGCACATATTGAAGAAAAACAAAATATTCAAATCAAGTAGGAGGAAAGAAAATGAGAAAATATCCAGGATGGGAAAATGTAGAAGAAAATGGAAATTTTAATTCCATTAGACCAGGTGGTTATGTAGCATTTATCAAGAATATACAGGATGATACAGACAAAGAATGTTTAAAGATTTCTTATGATATCGCAGAGGGAGAATTTAAGAATTATTACATGGAACTGTATAAATCACAAAACTTCTGGGGTGGAGCTTTCTATAGATCATATAAAGAAAGTGCTATTTCATTCTTTAAAGGTTTTATTACAGCAGTTGAAAAATCTAATCCAGGTTATAAGTGGGATTGGAATGAACAAGGCTTAAAAGGAAAAAGAATTGGTATTGTGTTGCAGGAAGAAGAATATGTACCTCAACAAGGCAAACATGCAGGTAAGGTTAGAGTAAGATTGATTGTTCAAGAAGTACATACAATAGAGAAGATTCGCAAAGGCGAATATACAGTCAAGGAAAAGAAATTATTATCTCAAACGCAAAGTCAAACCCAAAATACAGAATCTCAAAATTCATTTGATACAGATAATTCATTCGATATTATGGAAGATGATATTCAATTCTAATGGAAATATTGATTGATACAAGAGAAAAGCCTAATGCAATAGGCAAAATTATTAAGCAGTTTGAAGAAAGTAATATCAAATATGCTCGTTCGAAGTTGTTCGTAGGGGACTATATGTCCCTTGCGAATGCTAAATATGTTATTGATAGAAAACAAAATTTACAAGAACTCTGTGGAAACGTCTGTCAACAGCATAAGAGGTTCAAGGCAGAACTTTTAAGAGCAAATGAGTTAGGTATCAGAGTTTGTGTTTTGGTTGAACATGGTGAGAATATAAGTTGTTTAGAGGACGTTAAAAGTTGGAACAATCCAAGATTAAAAGTAAGCCCTAAAGCAACCAAAGGAGAAACATTATACAAAATACTTGATACGTTAAGTTGGAACTATAATGTAGATTTTGAATTCTGCAAAAAAAGTGAAACAGGATTAAAGATAATTGAACTTTTAGAAAAGAATGGTGGTTAAAATGTCGTTAGCAGATGTTATTGATAAAAACAGTGGATATATACCATTATGGCGAGATGGTTGGGAAGATTGGGACTGGTACTATGATGATTTAGTTAAGAAAGTTTATGATTTTTGTTATAGAAGGGCAGGATACAAAGATAGAAATTATCAGGGAACTTTTTTAAAAAAAGGATCATTTGTAACATCACGAAGTCAGATGGCCAGAGAACTAAGAATTTCAGAGCAAAATGTGCGTACTGCAATTAAAAAGTTAGTATCAACCAACGATTTAACCATCAAAACAAGTCGAAAAGGTACGATTATAACAATAGAAAATTATGATTGGCTAACTAATATCAACCAACGAACTAACCACAAAGTAACCAACAGCCAACCAACGGCTAACCAACAGGTAACCAGTAACAATAAAGAAAAGAAAGATAATAAAGAAAAGAATGTTGTTGTTGGTGCTGGGGCACCAATCGACTACAGCAACGATTTTTTGAGATTTTGGAATGTTTATTTGAAGAAAAGAGAAAAGTACAAAGAAGATACTTATAAATTTTGGAATGATAGAAAATATACTAGCAAGGAAGTAGAGCAAATTCTCTATGGAGCAAGAATGTATAGCGAAGAGATGAAAGGCGATAAACACATGGTTTATGCTAGAACGTTTTTGGAAGATGAAATATGGAAAAGATACAAACAAAAGAAAGAGCCTATTGGCATGGATGTGATAGAAGATGAGATGTTCAGGGATTTACGAAAGTAAATACAATAATTCAAATGTATGGGAAAGGTCGTTATTATCCATTCTGGTTCATCATGTTGAACTGCTTGATACCACGATTGTGAAAAATGAATATTTTACTGAACGTGTCCATTCTGAAATATTTGATATTCTCATGGAGACATGTAAAGAAGGATTTGATCCAACTGCTTTTATCAAGAGAGGGTTTACTGATATTGATTATCTTTATGAGTATATTTATGATTTTTTCATGTTTGAAGAATCATACAAAATGCAGTTTATCTGGTATGAGAAACTAATAGTAGACAACTACAAACGATATTATCAGGCAGACTTGAACAGTAAATTAAGTATAGGAAATATAACCTATGAGGATTTTACAAAAGAAATGCAGTACTTAGATAGTATAAGACAGGTTTCATTAGAACCTACTTTAAACAAAAAAATCATAGAGGATATTTTAACTAAAGAACAGAAAAACGTTTCTTTGGGAAGGTTTGGAAAACTAGAAAAAATATTAATGTTAGAAACAGATGACTTAGTGACTGTTGCTGCGCCACCAAATTTTGGAAAGACACCTTTCTTGCTGAATATCTTCAACGAACTGTTAAATAATGAGCATAATCATTGTCAGTATTATAATTTGGAAGTCAACAAGGATATTATTGTAAGAAGGCTAATAGCAATAGATTCTAAAGAAAAAATGGTAGACTTGAATGTCGAGAATGAGAGAGTCATTAAATCTATGGACAAATACGATAAAGATAATTTCTATATGTGTGATAATCCAATGACTCTGGAAAAAATGATTATAGAAATCACATCACATTTAAAAGAGGACAAACAAAATATTGTCTTTATTGATCATATTGGATTGGTTTCAAGCGAAGATAAACAGTTGAACAGAAGTAACTATGAAAGAGTTACATACATAATGAAGCAATTGAGGATTGTATGCAAGAAATATAATGCACTTTTATTTATAGCAAGTCAATGCGATAGGGAAAGTTTAAGAAATGGTAAATTAACTATGCACAGTTTGAAGGACAGTGGAGAAATTGAAAATTCAAGTACACATGTTATATTGCTGTATGAAGATAAAGAACGTGAAAAAACATTTAATTATATAAAAAATATAACTGTAGATATAGCAAAGAATAGGAATAATTACACTTATAGATTACCTATGGAATTTGTAGGTAGCAAACAATTATTTTATGAAAGTAAAGATTAAAAAGTGAGAAGGTAGAAAATTAGAATGATTAAAATAAACAATGAATTTTACATAGATAGCGATAGCTATCAGTACATTTTACAGCAGAAAAAATTTAATCAAATCAAAAAAGAAGAATATTTTTCTACAGTTGCATATTTAGGTAGTATTGATGAATGTATCAAAGAAGTTATGAAAATCAAACAACGTAGAGTGTGTCAAAAAGATTTAACTCTTGTTGGTGCATTGCATGAATTTGAAAAGATAAACATAGAAATGAAAAATATTTTAAACGAGATAGGAAAGGATGAGAGGTTATGACAAATGATGAGTTAGGATTGTTTAAGGAGGAATAACAATGGGAATTTGGGTTAGAAGTCAAGATAAAAAAGTGTTAGTAGAAAGTTATTCGATTCAGTATAGCGAAAGTTGGTTATTTAATGTTGGTCATTATGTATGTTCAAACAACTTTTGTCTTGGAGAATATTCCATAAAAGACAAAGTATTAAAAGTTTTGGATATGATTCAAAATTTTATTAAAGATACTACATATGCAAGCGTGGAAATAGGTGGTGGAATATCACGAAAAGTATTACAAAGTAATGATTGCAAAGTTTTTGAAATGCCACAGGATTATGAAGTATGACAACACGAGAAAAGCTACAAGAAGTAGAGAAAAGACTTAAAAACTCTACTTCTTACAAGAATAAACAAGATTTATTGAAGTATAAAAAGAGACTGCTGAAGCAGTTGAAGAAAGAAAATGTTAAGAAAAGTTAAGAATATTTCGTTTCTGGACCGATTAAGACCGATTCGGGAACGATTGGAAGGAGTGAAGTGAATGAATAAATATCAAGAAGCATTAGATGAGTTATCTTATCCATTACCAGATAGCTCATGTGGTGGTTGCAAGTGTGGAGAAAGTGATTGCAGTTGTAAAAAAAGTGAAGCAGTTAAAACTTTAAATGAACTTGTCGAAAAAACAACACCTAAGAAAGTCAAATACAATAAATCTCCACATGGTAATGGATATATGTATTCATGTCCTGTTTGTGGAAGAATGTTTGGAGTTAATTGTAAACCATCATATATGAATTTTTGTGATGATTGTGGTCAACCCATAGATTGGAGTGAGGAAGAATGAACAACAACATAGAATTTAATATGTTTTACAAAGGTAGAAGTCATCACATAACTGTTTCTTATGCTTATGGAAGTGATGATGGATACTATTGGGATAAGGAATATTTCCTTATTATTGACAATAAGCCATACATATTCTTAGTTATCGGTAGTGTTAGTGGTTGGATTTCTCAAAATAATTCTTTAAGTCAAGTTGATTTTGATTATTTAAAAAATAGAAAAAAAGAGAATACAAAAAAAGATTATAATGATGTGTCTGTTTCAGACTTTAAAGGAGATAAAGAAACATTTATTAGATTATATGAATTTATGCTAGAAAACAACGCTAAAGAAGTTTGTGAAAATGATGATTATAATGTAGAAACAGATTCGTACGAGTTGGTGGTGGTTAAATGAATTTAACTAGAGAAGAATGCGAATTAGCATTAGAAATCATAGAAAATTTAGATGGTATTGAATGCATTACTTGTAGAGCAAATGGAATTGATAACATACAATTAGATATTTCTGAAAATTATAGCAAAGCTATTGAAAAAATGTATGAATTAATTGAAGAACACTTTGACAATCCACCACTAAAATTTGAAGAACTACATGAAGATATGTGGGTGTGGGATGATGAGTATAAAGTGTGGAGGCAAATACATACAACATATCATTCAAATTTACATGATGTTGTTGAATTTAAGGATGGTCAATATCCAGCTTTAGCAAGAAAATATTTCTTTGAAGAAAACCGTTTCTACAGAAAGCAGGTGGAAGAAAAATGATTATAACAAATAGTTTAGAAGAATATTGTGTTTTAAGTGTTTTAAAAAGCTACTGTCAAGCATTTGAAGGTGTTTGTGAAGGGTGTAAGATTACTAAACTCTGCGATTGTATGCCTAGAAAACCAAGTAAGATTGAAATCAAATATAAGGAAGTGAAAAATGATGAAAGCAAGAAAGAAACCAGTAGTCGTTGAGGCAGTTCAATTAAATGAAAGAGGTTTAATTGGAGAAGATTGGTTTTGGGATGCAGTTACAAACAATGTGATTATTACTCATGATTTTGGAAAATATCATGAAAGCCCTGCATGGTGTGAAATTAAGACACTTGAGGGAACAATGACTGCTCATGCTGGAGATTATATTATCAAAGGAGTAGATGGAGAGTTATATCCTTGCAAGCATGACATCTTTGAAAAGACCTATGAGGTTATAAATGATGAAGAACAAGACTCTCAAATTAACGATTGAAGAGATAGAAGCATTTTTTCACTATCTTTCAAATATTAGTAGAATAACGAGTAATAGTTTACTTAGCGTTCTTGAAACAGCATATACAGTAGGTAAAGAGGATTTAGAGCTAAGTATAAAAGTAATAGATAAACTACAGAAACAAAAGGAGATGTTGGAAAATGAATAAACTACAAGAAATAAAAAAAGAAAGTGAACCATTTTTAGTTTTTATTGCAGCTGGAGTTATTCTTATTTTAGGTTTTATCACTGAAAAGGAAATAATGTTTATATTTGGATTTGGAATAATTGTTATTGATTATCTTGGCAGGATACTAAATGTACTTATATTAAGTATGGAATATTTTATTGAGGAGCGTGATAAAAATGTTCGTTAATCCATTTTTTTGGTTAGGTGTAGTATTAGGAGCAGTAGTCGGAATTTTCGGATTCTGTGCTATTTGCATTGTTATTGGTGGAAATAGATAAATAATAAGGAGGGTATTCAACACATGAACACATATGAAAAGGTTATGAATTATTTGAAATTGCATAAAAAGCTGGAGTATGACTTAGAATTCTATAGAAATAAAATGACAGGCTTAAAAGCTATTTCTTATTCTCAAGAAGAAAAAGGTTCAACTTCTGCTGATGATACAATGACATTTTATATGCAGAAGATAGAATATGCAGAAGCGAAGATGAATGAAATCGAAAGATTTATAGAGAATAAGTTCCATGGTCCTTATAGAACGATACTTTACAAGAGGTTCATAGATCATGAGACACTTGCAAATGTTGGCAATAGTGTTGGATACTCAACAAGCTATGTGAAAAAACTAATTGATAAGGCTATTTATGGATATCTTGCAAAAAGATAAAAAAGACAAAAAAGACAAACATGACAAATCAATAGTATGATATTATTATAATGTGGAATTATTAAAAAGATATTATCCCTCTAAAAGTCAACGCAGGTGTTGGCTTTTTATTTATTGAGCATTTTACATTGCTTGTTGTTATTGAATTATAGTAAAATATAGTTAGAGGTGATACAGATGTGGGGAGAGCATGATTACACACTTGAAGATAGGATAAAAGAAATCGAGAAGGCAAGTGATTATGAGTTATGGCAATCAGCACTTGCGTTAGTTTTAACAATTCCAGATATCTGTGGACAAATTGAATTTAAAGATGTGGTTAATAAAAATGGAGCACGAAAAGTAGGAGCACAATATAGAAAATGGTTTGAAAAATATGTTGAACCTTATTATTGCAAGCATTCTAAACATAAGAATACTAACAAAAGTTATTTTACTGCTAAAATGTGTTGGCAATTAAGAAATGCATTTTTGCATTCAGGTACTGATTCCATTGAAGAAAATAATGAAAAAGGCCTGTATTCATTTAAATTACGATTGAATTCAGTAAACTCATATAGCATTAAAGAAGATGGTAAAGTAGAATGTGTATATATTGATGTGAAAACATTATGTGATTCTATATGTAGAGGTGCGGAAGATTTTATGAAACAATGGGACAATAAAAATGATTTCTTAGAAAAAAATTGTACATGGTTAGATGTGAAGCAATTTTCTAAAGAAATGCACAAATATAATGGGTAAACCACACGCTGTGGTTTTTCTTTTGCATAAAAATATAAAATCCCTTATTGTTCCCAATTCCATTAAAATTTTAAAATAAAAAATTGGGAACAATACATTAAACAGCATTTTATAATCATGGCAGGATAGGGTAACAGGCAACCCAATAGACTCCTTATCTATTTTAGGTGGTTCGAGTCCACCTCCTGCAACCAATTTAAAAATAAAGAAAGGATGGTGATCATAGTGAATATACAAAAAAGTATCAATAAAGTGTTGCTGGCTTTAAAAATGAAAGGGCATGAGTATTTTATTAATACTCAACAGTTCAAAAGTAAAAAAAGTGGTAAAACTGTAACAAAGTATATCATTTATGATGATGATCCTAGAGATGGTATAGAATGTTATAGCAAGGTTAAAGTGTTAGAAAACCTTGTTTTTTTATATAAAAATTTATTATATGAGCGTGGTGATTCATCATGACAGAAAGAGAAAAATTAGTTGTCATTGAATGGGTTAAGAATGGATTTAATGGAACAAAAGCATATATGAGTATTTATAAGAACTGCAAGAAAGAGAGTTCGGCTGCAGTATTATTTAGTCGCTTAATGAAAAAGCCAGATGTGATAGAGTTCAAGGAACAGTGGTTAAATGATATAGAGTCAACAGAAATTGCTTCTGCAAATGAAATATTAATGTATCTTACACGTGTTATGAGAGGAAAAGAAAAAGATGCATTTGGTCTTGATCCATCGTTAGAAGAACGTACAAAAGCAGCTGAACGTCTGATGAAAGCTAAAGGAATGTTTATACAAAAATTGGAAGTTTCAAATGAGAGAGAGGAAGAGAAAAAGAAAACAATCAACAATATTGAAAACCTTGTTAAGCAGATGGTACCTGTCAAGGATGATGAGATAAGTGAGTAATCTTGTTCTATCATCAAAATTCAAAGACTTTTTATCTGTCTATTGTGAACGTGAGTTTTTAGAAGGAACGACTGCAGCAGGTAAAACAACAGTAGGCATTCCTAAGTTTATGTTGCGAGTTGCTATGTCAAATAAAAAAGATCATGTGATTGCTGGAGCAGATTTAGGAACGGTTGAAAAGAATATAATCAACAGTGAGTTAGGTTTATTAGCACAATTCAAAGGTGTTACGGAATATTATTCAAATGGTAAAGGTAAGATAAGACTCCCTCATATTCAATATGAAACTGAAAAAGGAACGAGAATCATTTATGTATGCGGATATGATAACAAAGCCAAATGGAAAAAAGTTCTTGGATCACAGATGGGATGTGTTTTTATAGATGAGGTTAATATCTGTGATATGGAGTTCTTGAGAGAAATAACGCATAGATGTGAGTATATGATGACAACATCTAATCCTGATGATCCATCATTGCCAGTATATAAAGAATTCATCAATAAAAGCAGACCTTTAAAAAGGTATTTAAAAGATTATCCAAAGGAACTGTTGGAAGAACTCAATGAACCATATGTAAAGAATTGGGTGCATTGGTATTTTACATTTTATGACAATGCTTCACTGACAGAAAAAGATATTCAAAAGAAGATAGATGCTGTTCCTGTAGGCACGAAGATGTATAAAAACAAAATACAAGGGCTTAGAGGTCGTGCTACTGGGCTTGTATTCAGTAATTTCAGTAGAAAGAAACATGTTATAGATTATGCTTCTTTCAAAGAATACATGAAAAAGAATAATCTATACTTTAAAACTTTTTCATGCGGTGTTGATACATCATACTCAAGCAATAGTCCTGATACTGTTTCTTTTATTTTTCAGGGGATTTTAAGCAATGGTAAGATTGTAATCCTAGATGAAGAAGTAAGAAACAACAGAGATTTAGAAAATCCATTGGCCCCTACTGATGTTGTTGAGAATCTCATTGCATTTTTAGAAAGGAATAGAAAAGAGTGGGGTTTTGCCATGAATGTATTTGTTGATAGTGCAGATCAGGCTACATTAAAAGAACTGACTAAATATGCAGATAACAACCCTTGTGTTTATGTATTTGATAATGCATGGAAAAAAATGAATATCATAGATCGTATTCATACACAACTGGGGTGGTTCAATACAAACGATTATATTATTTTAGGACATTGTATAAATCATATTAAAGAGTTGGAGGTTTATTCATGGAAAGATGATAAATATGAACCAGAAGACAGAAATGATCATACAATTAATGCTTCACAGTATGGTTTTATACCTTATATCAAAGAAATAGGAGTAGGAGGATAATATGTTAGGAGGATTAAAGAAAATGATAAGAGGATGGCTAGATATCCAAGAAGCACCAAATACAACAATAAATATTAATGAAAAATTAAATTTTGATACAAATTGTATCAAGAATGAAATATGGATGCGAGCAGATTCAGTGGAATTAGAACAGTTTTATAAGCAATTTGACAATCAAGAGGCAATGTTTTGGGGGTCAGTTCCATATACTAAAATCAGAAAAATTCACGTAGGTATTCCTCATATCATTGTAGAAACTTTAACATCAATTATTGTACGTGATATGAATGATATCAAACTCAACATTAGGCAAGAAGAATGGAATTCCATAAAAAAAGAAAACGATTTAAAAAAGATACTTGAATCTGCCATAAATAAAGCTCTTTATTTAGGTGATGGTGCATTTAAAGTATCATTTGATACGACAATTAGTAAATATCCAATCCTTGAATTTTATGGAGCGAATGAAGTTGATTTAAAGTATGTTAGAGGAAGATTTAAGGAAGCAGTGTTCAAAACAAAGTATACATATAATAAAAGGAATTATATGCTTTATGAAACATATGGTTATGGCTATATCAAAAATAAGCTTGTAATACTTCCTGAAGAAAAGGAAGTGTCACTAGATGTCATTCCAGAAACTTCCAATCTTATTGATTTCAAGTTTGGAGGATATAATGAAGACAAAGATGGGAAGCAAATTCAAAGAGGTTTATTTTGTATGGCTGTACCTTTTAAAATATTTGAATCTACAAAATGGAAAAATAGAGGACGTTCTATTTTTGATGGGAAAGAAGGTTCATTTGATGCTTTAGATGAAGCTTTTAGTCAGTGGATGGATGCTTTAAGAGCAAGTAGACCGAATAAATACATACCAAGCAATTTATTGCCTAGAAATCCAAATACTGGTGTGGTGTTGAAGCCTAATGATTTTGATAATAGATTCATTGAAAGTGCACCAGATAGAAACGAAAACGGAAAAAATGAAATTAAACTTGTTCAACCTGTTATTCCTAGTGAAAATTATTTACAGTCATATATAACTGCGTTAGATAATTGCTTACAAGGAATTATAAGTCCAAGTACATTAGGTATAGATGTTAAAAAGTTAGATAATGCTGAAGCACAAAGAGAAAAAGAAAAAGCAACATTATATACTAGGAATAAAATCATAGAGTCACTTCAAGAGTGTCTTCCATTGCTTATAAATAATATTTTAAAGGCATATGACACTTACAATGAAAAGGCATTAGCAGAAGATATTGAGGTAACTATTGAATTTGGAGAGTATGCTAACCCAAGTTTTGAAGCAACAGTAGAAACGATTGCTAAAGCTAAAACAGGTGGAATCATGAGCATAGAGGCTTCTATAGATGAGCTTTATGGTGATTCTAAAGACGAAGACTGGAAAGCTAAAGAAGTTCAACGATTAAAAGAAGAACAAGGTATTGCAGAAATGGAAGAACCCACTATAAAAAATGTTGATATAGGAGATGATTTCAATGATAGTTATAATTAATGGCCATACTTATCATATGAAAAGAATTGAATATAATAAGTTTTTAAATTATATTAGAAAAACGATTCCTCAAAATCCTACAATTGTTGCAGTCGAAAAAAAGGACAATGTAGAGATGAGAAATGATATTTATCCCAACCGTTCAACACTTATGCAAGCTGTAAAAAGATGGAATAAGGCAGGATTTACAGTCAAATATATTAGAGGAGCTACTCAAAATTAATGAATGATTATGATGTGAGGGCTACGTTTGAAGAAATGGAACTGGAACTGATTGAGTCAATGAAAAGAAATCTTTCAAGACATCAGAAATGGGAAAAGAAAGAAAAAATGAATTGGTCCATGTGGCAGGTGGAACAGTTAAAAACATTAGAAAATTTCAAAAAGGAAAATCAAAAGATATTCACCAAGAAATTCACAAATGTCAATAATGAAATAGCAAAGTTTATTGAATCAACATATAAAGAAAGTGGATTTGATCAGGAAAGAAAAATTTTAAAAGCACTTGCAAAAGGTAAAAAAGCAAAGTCATCTACTCAAAAAGGATTGGAAGGTGGCTTTTTTAGCTTGAATGAAGATAGAATGAATGCTCTCATCAATGCAACTACAAAAGATATGAACAAAGCTGAACATGCTATGCTTAGAATGGTAAATGATCAATATAGGAAAACCATATATAATGCCCAGATCATGTCAAACAGTGGAGCGTTCACTTTACAGCAGTCAATCGATAAAGCTACAAAGGATTTTCTCAAGGCAGGTATCAACTGTATAGAGTACAAAGATGGTCGTAGGATCAACATTGCCTCATATGCCGAAATGGCTATCAGAACAGCAAACAAGCGTGCAATGCTTGTCAGTGAGGGAGAAGTGCGTAAAAACTATGGTATAACAACTGTTAGAATTTCTAAGTATGGTCAATGCAGTGAAACATGTCTTCCGTGGCAAGGTAGAATCTATGTAGATGATGTATACAGTGGTGGAACAAAAGAAGAAGCTCAAGAAAAAAAACTTCCTTTACTAAGCACAGCAATCGACGGTGGATTATTTCACCCTAATTGCAAGCACAGATCAACAACTTATTTTTATGATTTGAAGAAGTCTCAAGGGAAGCTGAAAGATGATGGAATAGAGGATCCTATAGAAGAACAGGAACATAGGAAAAATAAAAAGCATATTCAACAGCAAAAACGTCTTGAGATAGGTTCTCTTGATTCGCAGAATATCACTCAAGCAAAAGAAAATAAAGAAAAGTGGATTAAAAAAGATGAAAAGTTAATAAAAGAGTATGATTCAAATCAAAACAATGATAAAATGAACCTAGAGAAAGAAAAATATATATCTAAATATAGTGATTCTAAGAAAATTGATGAAGCTATAACATATGCAAAGGATATATTAGGATTAGATTATGTTGAATATGATAAATTTCATATCGATGTAGCTAATATGGTTAATAAGGAAATTTCAAAAATATATGATGCTTTTGAAAATCTTCATGAAAAAGGGTATCTTAATAGAATAATGATATATCCAAAGCAAACAGAAGCATATGCAGCTTATTTCAATAAGATGGGTATTGTATATATGAAAAATGTCAAATCTAAATCTACATTAAAAAAAATGAAGAAAAATGCTCAAAAGCAATTTGATATAGGTTTTTGGAGTACAAATGATACTGAACACGCAATAAGACATGAATTAGGTCATGCTATACAGCATTTATATACAGATAACAATGAAAAAAAATTAGAAAAAATATCCTTTTTAAGAGAAGGTATAAAAAAACGACATGGTATAGATACGTGGAGCATGGATGAGGATTTAGCAATAATAAAAAAAGCAGGAAAAGATATATCCTATTATGCTTTATATAATGATGGTGAATTTATTGCAGAGTCTGTTGCAGAATATATGTGTGGAAATCCAAGAACGGTTGCTAAAAAAGTTATAGAAATATTACTAGGAGATGATTAAGATGTTATTAACATATGAACAAATGAAACATTTGAAAACAAATAGTGATGAGACATTTACAGCAAAAATAGAAAAAATGTCTGATAAAGAAAAAAATGATTTAAAAGATGTTGATGATATGTGTTATGAATTATATGGTCATCATCTTATTAAAAATTATAAAGATTTACATACCGACAAATAGTCGGTTTTTATTTTGCCGGAGGAAGAAGAATATGGAAATAATAATAGGCAGTGAAAAAATTGCTATTAATGATGAATTAATAGAAGCGTTAAAAGAAACAATTAATACAATAATAAAACTGCTTGCAGAAGCAATAGACAATCTATCAGATGTATTTGAACAATTGCAAGAACAGGTACACCATCACTGCTATAGTGAAGACAATGTCAAAAGGTATTACGACAGAAATAAGGGGTGTCTTTGCAAGAAAGTGACTTATAAATGTAACTGTGGTAAAAGGTTCTATGAAACTTATGAGTGTTATGAACCACCACCTAAACAGAGTGATAAAACGAAAGTTTTAAAGAGAAACAAGATGAAATATAGGAGATAGATTTATGAAAGTCAAATGCATTGTTGATGAATACTTTGATAGGGAATTAGAGAAGTATATCAAAAAGAACGAAGTCCATGAAATGAAGGAACCAAGAGCAAAGCTACTTATTGATAAAGGGTTTGTAAAAGAAGTGAAAAGAAAACCAAAGGATGTTGAGTAACATTCTTTTTCTTTTGTCCAATCGCAGTATAAGACACAAAACTAATCTGGAGAATATGGTGAGCCACACCTTAAACTGAAGGAGATAAAATATCTTATGAAAAAATTATTAAAATTAAATATTCAATTATTTGCAGCTGAATCTGGAAATGGAACTGGTGGAGATGGTACTAATGTGACTGGTGCACAAGTTGAAACACAAGTACAACAACCACAAATTGATTACGAAAAGATGGCTGAAGCTATCAATAAACGTACATCTCAAACTGCCGATAATGTATTGAAGGGTTATCTAAAACAACAAGGCTTGACAGGTGAAGAACTAAATCAAGCAATAAATACCTTTAAGCAGCAAAAGGCAGCAGCTGAACAACAAAAAAATCTGGAAAATGAAAATATCAAGTTAGAAAATCAACAGCTGAAAGCTCAAATATTAAATTCTAATATTGACAGCAGATTAACTGCCTTGGCAGCTGCAGAAGGAGTGTCTGCTGAAAAGATTCCGTTCCTTGCTAAATTAATCGAGAGAAACGATTTAGCAGATGAAAAAGGAAATATTCTTGAAGATAAACTCAAGGAAGCAATGGAAACAGTTATTAAAGCATTTCCAGATTTCAAATCTACTGTTCAACAAAACAATAATGGTTTCCAACAAATTGGAAGTGCAGGTAATGATGGACAACAAAATCCTGACATTAGAACTGCTGCTTTTCAAGATGGAAGAATCGTATTGCCTAATAAGAAATAAAAGGAGAGTGAAAGAAAATGGCAATTAATTATGTATCGCAATTTAGTAATGAGTTATTGAATTTATATGCTGTGGATTTAAAATCAGTCAAATTATTCAATTCAAATCCAAGAATTAAAATTATCAATACAAAAGATATTCGTTTACCAAAAATGAAAACAAGTGGGTATAAAGATCATTCAAGGGGTTCATTAGGATTTAATTCAGGAACTTATGAGAATGAATTTGAAACAAAGACACTTGATCATGATAGAGATATTGAATTTCATGTAGATCCTATGGATGTTGATGAAACTAATTTAATTCTATCTATTCAAAATATTCAATCAGACTTTGAACAGAGCCAAGCTATTCCAGAATTAGACTGTTATACATTTTCAAAATTATATTCCGAGCTTAACAGAGTAGCGTCTGATAATATCTCTACTACTGAATTAACAACTGCAAATGTTTTAGCAGATTTTGATGATGTTGTTGAAAAATTAGAAGATAAAGGTGTTCCAATTTCTCGTTGCATTATCTATTGTACATCTACATATAAAAAACTATTGAAGAATGCTGAAGGTATTCAAAGAACTTTAGATGCCTCAAAAGGTAATGCATTAGATAGACGTATTACTACAATGGATGATTTTGATGAAATTGTTGTAGTTCCATCTGAAAGATTACATACTGCTTTTAATTTTACTGAAGGATATGCGGTTGATTCTACTGGAAAACAAATCAATTACATTATTGTTGATCCTGAAGCTCAAGTTTCACGTGTAAAATATTCATATATTCATATGTTTGCACCAGGTAGTGATTCTCGTACTGCGGATAACTATTTGTATCAAAACAGACGTTTTAATGGTACATTTGGGTTAGATGAATTGTTAAAATATGGATGCTATATGAATGTAGAAGCAGATACTAATGAGGGAGCAGATACTAATGAGGGAGTAGGTGATTAAGCATGAAAGCAAGAAAAGAAAACAAAGTTTATGATATCAACGAAACCTCTAAGCAAACGTATTTGGATCAAGGGTTTGATATTTATGATGATAATGGAGAAATCATTGAATATACACCCTTAAAAACAATCAAATATAATGATTATCGTAAAAAAATTGCTCAAAAAGACAAAACAATTGAATATTTAAAAGCAGAGTTAGAGAAAAAAAGAGAATTAACTGCTGATAACGTATTTGATTTATTAAAAGGATATGCTGATAACAAGAATATCGATGTTGGAGCATCTACTTCAGCAAAAGGCATTCTTGAAAAAATTTTAGAAGCAGAAAAAGAAAAGTAGGTGATACCTATGTATCAGCCATATGCTGATAGTACCTATTATTTAGAGGAATATAAAGGTACTAACATTAATAAAGAAATATTAAACAAATACCTTAAAAATGCATCAAGAGATATTGATGTACTTACCTATAATCGAATAGTTCATAAAGGATTCATTAATCTTACAGAATATCAAAAAGAAGTTGTCCAAGAAGTATGTTGTGAACATGCTTCTTTTCTATATGATAATGAGGATATGTTAAAAACATATTTATCTAGTTATGCTATTAATGGAGTCAACATGAGCTTTGGTAGCAGCTGGAACATCTATTTAGAAAATGGTGTAGCAATAGATAGAAGACTTTATGAAAGATTATGTTCAACTGGATTATGCTGCAGGAGTTTTTACTATGGCTAGATGGCCACAATTGGTACTTCCTCAATTTTGTAAGACTGATATTACAGTAATCATAGAGAGTGAAGAACTTAATGAGAATGGAACACCTAAAGAATTATTGGATTGGAAAGGAAAATGTAATTATCAGGATAAAGCAAAAAAAGTGTGGACTACAGATAAAGTTCAAGTTGAGATAACAGGAACTTGTTTCATACCAGGTGATATTGCTCCTGATTTAGCAATTATTCCTAGTGGTAAAGTTACTGTGCTTGATACAGAAAAAGAACTTGTCATAGGAACAAAGGCTCGTAATCCTGATGGTACAGTAAACTTTACACAATTGGAGTTGAAATAATGAAATATGTCAATTCAAAAGTTATCCTTAATCAGACAGCCTTAAATGAAATTACTAGAGCAGCTACACAAGCACTTGAAATGACAGGTGACTATGTTTTGAGTGAAGTTGTAGAAGCTCAAGTTGTTCCTTTTGGGGATTCCTTTGAATATGGTGGAAAAACACATCAAGGTGGAACGTTACAAGATAGTGGGTATGTCTATAAAAAGCAATCACATAACGGTAATGTTCAAATAGTGTTTAATACACCCTATGCGAGAAGACTTTATTTTCATCCTGAATATAATTTCAGAAAGATAGACAATCCTAATGCTAGAGGAAAGTGGCTTGAAGATTGGGCGCAAAAAGGAAAGTACGCTAAAGAGGTACAAAATGCATACAAATTCTTTTTTAAGCAATTAGGAGGATTTTAGATGATCTATTTAAAAGATGTAAGTGAATGGTTAAAAACTTTAGATGTGAAATTTGATAATTATTATTTTGGATTTCTTGACAAAAAGAAGGAGAAGTCTTTAGGAGTCTATAACTTAAAAAGAGATAACCAGTTGATTTTTGCTATAGGTGGATTAAAAAACACAACTTATAATGTTAAGAAAATCAGTCTTTTGATACATTATAATCAAGCAAGTGATGAAACAGAAGAAAAAGCTAATCAACTATTTGAAGAACTGTTAAAAAGCAGACCTGATATGATAGGTGGTAATCAAATCTTTTTTATAGGAATGTTGACAAATGAACCTGTAGATGTAGGTAGAGATGATAATGGTATTTGTGAATATGTAATTGAATTTGAAATATATTACAAAAGATAAGAAAAGGAGGAAATTATATGGCAACAACAGGAGTATATCCATGTTATGAAAACCAGTTTCAAATTAATACTGCTTCTTCTGGAACAGAAGCATCAATGAAGGATATAGCAGATTGTACAACTTTTTCTGTATCATTTGATAATGGTGTTGAAGAATGGACACCATTTCATACAGAAGGGTGGATTCGTAGATTGATGACTGCTAAAGCAGTGACTATTTCTGTGACTGCAAAACGCAATGTAGGAGATACAGGAAATGATACAGTTGCAGAACTAGCATGGAAAAATGGTAGAAATGTTGAAAAAGACTTTCAATGGACTTTTCCAGATGGAACTATTGTTAAATTTGAAAGTGCTGTTATCAATGTAAAAAACATTGGTTCAGGAGATTCAACAGCAGTTGCACCGCTAGAATTTGATGTAATGTCTAACGGAAAACCTGAAATTATACCATCAGCTTAAGATTTATTCATGAGGGCGAAAGCCCTCTTTTATTGTATGTAAAGGAGAAGAAAAATGGCAAAACATATTGATTTGACAAATAAGTTAGATAGAACAAGACCAACTATAATTATTAATGGGATTGAATATGAAGTTAATGATGAAAAATCTAATGTGTTATCAATGAATAGCACATTAAAAAAACATAAAGGTGATGAAGTGGAACTTTATGATAAAATCGTAGAACAATTGATAGGAAAAAAGGCATTGAAAGAAATAGAAGAACTACATCTGGGAATAAGTCAGTACAAGACTATTGCTTTTGCCTTGATGGCATGTGTGAATGATGAAGAAATGGAAGACGTTGAAAAACGATTTCGTGACGAGTCATAATGATACCGAAGAATATTGGTATGACATTGAGGAAGATTGGTCCTTGATAGAATCAAGTTTCTTAAGTCAATATGGTATTAGATTAAGAACAGTCAATGATATGTCATATGACGAGTTTTGTTCATATTTGTCTGGAATGATGCCAGACACACCATTGGGCACAATTATAAGAATAAGAAGTGAAACTGATAAAGAAATTATAGATAGTTTTACTCCGGATCAAAGAAAAATCAGAAATGAATGGCTTAATAAACAAGCAAGTCATAAAACAAAAGAAGAAACAATGCGTATTTTAGAAGGAATACTTAATTCTTTCAAAGACTTAGCTGGAGAAGGAGGCGAAGAAAAGGTCAAGTAAGGTAGGCGATATATTATTAGAATTACAGGTTGACGATAAAACCTTTCAGGCAAAGATCAATAAAATATCAAAGAATGGTGCAAAACAGCTTGAAAATTCTTTTGGAAGTTCGTTTAGTAGAATAGGAAAGATGGCTGCTGCAGCATTTTCAATTAAAGCTGTTACAAGTTTTATGAGTTCCTGTCTTGAATTAGGAAGTGATCTTACAGAAGTTCAAAATGTTGTGGATACTGCATTTCCCAATATGTCAAAACAAGCAGATGATTTTGCTAAATCATGTATGGAATCATTTGGTTTGAGTGAAACAATGGCTAAAAAATTCATGGGAACTTTTGGCGCTATGTCGAATTCATTTGGATTCACTGAAAAAGAAGCTTTAGAAATGAGTGAAACACTCACAGGATTAGCTGGAGATGTTGCATCATTTTATAATCTTGATCCAACAGAAGCATACACTAAAATTAAATCCGTATTCACTGGTGAAACTGAATCGCTTAAAGAATTAGGTGTTGTAATGACACAAACAGCTTTGGATCAGTATGCTTTAGCCAATGGGTATGGAAAAACAACAGCTAAGATGACGGAACAAGAAAAAGTTGCATTGAGATATGCGTTTGTTCAAGAACAGTTATCCATGGCAACAGGAGATTTTATAAAAACACAAGATTCATGGGCTAATCAAACTAGAATATTATCATTGCGTATCGATAGTTTAAAAGCAAGTTTAGGGAAAGGTTTTATTGCTTTATTCTCACCTATTGTCAAAGGTATAAACTGGGTATTATCAAATCTACAAGTGCTCGCAGACAGTTTTGCTTCATTGATGGAATTTATCATTGGATATTCTGGAGATACAGGAAGTAATGCTGCTAACAGTGTAGCAAATGATTTGAGTAGCGCTTCTGATAGTGCAAACGATTTAAGTAGTGGATTAACTGATGCAGGAAGCAGTGGTGAAAAAGCTGCCGAAAAAATAAAGAGAGCATTTGCTGGAGTCGATACAATCAATAAATTATCATTCGGTGATAGTGATAGTTCAAACAGTAATGATAATTCAAATTCTTCTAACTCTGTCACAAACGTAGCTGATGCAGTTTCATTTCCAAAGGCGACATCTGAAGCTTCAGTATTTGAAAAAATGCTTTCAGGTATTATTGATGAATTTAAGAGACTTTCAAGCTTATTTAAAAGTGGCTTTGAATTTGGATTAGGTAATTCATTAGAGAATATTAATAAAATCAAAGAAAATATTTTATCTGTAGGTGAAAGTTTAAAAAATATATTCACAAGTCCTGAAGTTATACAAGCATTGAAGAATTATGCTGAAAGTGTAGCTTTTTATCTAGGAACAGTAACAGGATCAATTGCTTCTATTGGTATTACTATAGCAACATTGTTGACTGGTAGCATTTCTAAGTATCTTGAGGACAATGAAGAAATGATTAAAGATTGCCTTGTCAAATGGTTTGACATCAGATCAAGAGGATTGGACATTGAAAGTTTTTTTCTTGCAGCAGTTGCTGATATAGCTTCTGTTTTTGCTGGTGATACAGCTATTAGTATAGGTTCTAATTTTATAGGAGCAATCTTGAATGGTGCAATGAACAGTCTTATTCTTTTTGAAAAGATAGGTGTAAATATTGCAGAAATGATATATACACCAATTATTGAAAACAAGGATAAAATTAAAGCTGCTATTGAGAATACCCTAAAACCAATAGATACTGTTTTGGAAACTTTAAAGAAATCCGTAGATAATACTTTTCAAAAGATTTTTGAAATATATGATAACAGTATTGAACCTATGTTTAGCAGTTTTAAAAAAGGCATATCAGAAATAACTGGAACATTATTAGATGGATACAATAAATATATAGCTCCTGTGTTACAAAAAATCGCAGATAAATTTTCTGATGTCTTTACAAAAAAAATACAACCTATGGTTGACAAATTTTTAGAAACAATAGGAAGCATTGCAGACTTATTGAGTGCTTTATGGAAAAATATTTTGCAACCTATCGTTAACTGGATCATCAAAAATGTTATGCCTGTTCTAGCAGATATATTAGATTTTTTAGGTTCAACAATTGTAAATGCAATAGGTGTTTTATGTGATTTTTTAAATGGACTTTTTACTGTCATAAAGAGTGTCATTGATGTATTTACAGGATTGATAAATGGAATGGCTGATTTTATAAGTTGGGTTAAAAAACTTCCAGAAAAAATATCATTAACTATTACTGGTATAAAGGATAAAGCTTTTGATGTTGTGAAAGATGCTTGGAATAGTATTCAAAACAGCACAGTAGTAAAAACTATGAAGGCTATTAAAGATAAAGCATTTGATAGTTTAAAGAATTTATATAATGGTGTAAAGAATAGCACAGCCATTAAAACTCTTAAATCGGCTCTTACAAGTGCATTCAGCAGTGCGAAGAAGACATGGGATGCGATAAAAAATGGAACATTTACTAAGACATTAAAAGCAAGTGTGTCTAGTGCACTATCCAAAGCAAAGAAAATATGGGATAGCTTAAAGAGCAAGACATTAACTTTAGGAATGAAGTTAACTGCAGCCGTAGGCAACATGAAAAATTTTGTAAATGGTATAATAAAAGCTATCAATAAAAATGTTATATCGAAAATTTATATAAAGATTCCTGATAAAGTTCCATTCATTGGAGGAAATAAAATAGGACCACCTCCAAATATTCCTCTTTTAGCACAAGGTGGATATGTAAAAGCAAATCAACCACAATTGGCAATGATTGGTGATAATAGGCATTATGGTGAAATTGTTGCACCAGAAAACAAGATGTTAGATATGATCAATACTGCTTTACAAATGCAGAAAGAAAATGGCAATGTTGAAGGTGTTGATACGATTATTTATCTTCTCAAAGAATTGATAGATTTAGTTAAAAATTTATCGTTAAAAGCAGACATAGATATTAAAAAGCTTTCAATTTTAATTGAAAATGCAAAGAAAGAACGTCAGATGATAGGAGGATGATATTATGACATATAGACCACTTTTATATATAGATGACTATGAAGTACCAAATATCACAGAATATGATGATCTTCTATCAGAACAGGATGGTGAAAATTCGGGGCGTACACCAAATTTGACAATGAATAGAGATATTCTTGGAAGAATTGCTAGTATATCTGTAAAACTGGGTGCAACAGAGGGAAATATTGTCAGAAAGATATTAGACATTTTAAAGAAAAGTGACATAACAGTAAAATTTCTTAATAGTGAAACTAATGATTATAGCACTATCAGTTGTTATTGCATTGATCCAAAAAAGGAAAGGCTGCCTGGAATTCAGGATTATTATAAATCCATGGAATTTAGTTTGATTTCCAATAGGAGGTTTGACTAATGTATGAGGTAAGCAATAAATTTAAAGAAGCAATAGTTAATAACACGAGACATATAAAAGCATATATTACTTTTAATGAAAAAAATTATGATATTAAAACATGTACATTAGATGATAATATCTATAGCACTGAAACTAATACATTTATAGGAACGTTTATAGCAAAAAGTGGAACAATAACATTAAATAAAGAAGATTCGTTAAATTTAGAAAACGAATCTTTTCTTTTGTATTTTGGTATCGTATTAGATGATTCATCTATAGAATATATTCTTATGGGAAAAATGAACGTCTATGAAAAAGTAAGTACCACTGAATATAAATTTATGGATAACCGAATGTTTTTCAACAATCATTTTTATGATAGCGATATAACATATCCAGTTGTTCTTTCTGACTATTTGAAAGAAATATGTAAACAGGCTGGTGTTTCGCTTGCAACCATTGATTTTCCAAATAATGATTTAGAGATAATTGAAAGACCTTTTATAGAAGGTTATATACCTACATTAAGTGAAGCAGTTGTTGCAATTGCACAGATTGCTTGTTCTTTCGCATGCATTAATCATGAAGGAAATCTTGAGTTAAGATGGTTTAAAGAAAACATTGCTCAAGTTTATAGTATTAATAATGAAGATACATATCCTATTATATATAAAAAATATGGACCTGTGAATCAGATTATATTAAGTAGTCAATTAGAAAATGAAGATGATGATGAGATACAGGAAGTTATACTTCAGGATGATGAAAGCATTGCAATCAATGGTACTGTTTCATTAAAAATAACTGATAATCCTATTGCGAATATAAATAAGGAAAAAGTAATCAGTGAAATATGGGGAAGAATAAATGGGTTTTCTTATATTCCATATTCTGTTAATATGCAAGGACAATTTCATCTTGATACTGGCGATATTATAGAAATTGAGTGTGAAGATAGTTCAAAAATTAATGTTTTTGTAATGAATCATACGTTGAATTATTCTGGAGGAATATCAAGTTCTATTACCGCTGAATCCCAGAGCGAAAATCAAATAAGTTATTCACAGGAATCTAGTGAAAGCATTAAAATGCAACAACTAGTTGTAAAGTTTAATGCAGAAATATTAGAAGTTACAAAAGAACTCACTGCAACAAAAGCACAAATTCAAAATCTTGATGTAACAAAGCTGGAAGCAAGGGTTGCTGAAATCGAAGAAGCACAAATCAATATCGCAGATGTGGAAACATTACTTACTGAAAAAGCATATCTAAATGAAGCAGAGGTTAATACACTTATTACAGGAAAAGGATATCTTGATGAAGCAAGTATTAACACTTTGCTCTTAGATAAGGGATATGCTACAGAGTTTTACGTAGATACCAACTATGCAAAAAAACAGTATGTAGAAGAAAACTATGTAGGCATACAGTATGCAAATGAGACTTATGCAACTTATTCTCAAGTTGGAGAATTAGAGGTCGATTTAGAAAAGGTTAATACTCTTTTAGCTGGATCTGTTACTGCTGGAAGTACACAGACAATTGTGTTAAATGCAGATAACACAACGATTGCCAATGCACTTATTAAAGATGAAATGGTCGACAGTCTTTCTTTCAACAAATTAACAGGTATCGATATCAATACAACAAAATTAACAGTACACAGTGATGATGGAAAGTCTACTTGGTCTGATAACACAATCCTGATTTCTGATGGTGTTCAGACAAGAGTTCAAATTGGTAAGGACGCTCTTGGAGATTACAATATCTATATATGGGGTTCAAACGGAAATCTTATGTTTGATCCTTTGGGATTGACAGAGGACGGAGTTAATCGACAGATTATAGATAATGACAGTGTTAAGGAAAACGCTGCTATCCATGGCTCTAAGTTGGATATAGACAGTGTTATAACTTCTATAAATGGAAGTACAACAACAATCAAGTCTTCTAAAATCTTTTTTGATGAAGAAGCCCAAACATTGGATGTGTTGTTCAATTCCATGACAGATGATATAGAAGCTAATTCTACTGCCATAAATGTGGCAAATGGAAATATTTCTTCTTTGATTACAAGGGTAACAAATACAGAAAGCAATATTACCACACTGCAAGGTGATGTTACCACTGCAAAAGGGAATATAACTACTCTTACGAATAATTACAACAGTATGAAAACTGATGTATCTTCTATGCAGACCACTATTGGAGAACATACGACAAGCATTACCAATCTACAAAATAAAGACAGTGTTTTAGAAAAAAGTATTCAGACTGTAACAGATAAGGCTACTTCTGTAGAACAAAGTTTAGAAGGCTTTAAGACAACAGTAAGCAATACTTATGCAACACAAACTCAATTGAATGCTGTAGACGGAAAGTTTGCAAACTATAGCACGACAACTGCCATGAACAGTGCCATAGAGCAGAGTGCTAGTTCTATTAAAACAGAAGTATCTAATACTTATGTTACGAATACAACATTTAATTCTCTTGAAATAGGCGGAAGGAATTTGTTTGTAAATACTTCTCCATACAGAAAAGATACTCCATATACTAAAACATCAACTGTAAAGGATGGTTACATTACATCTTTTGGCGGTAAATACATTTATTCAAATGAGGTGTTCAAAGCTGGAGATACAATAACGGTGCAGGCTAAATCAAATTTGCCATGGGCTCAGGCACATAATACTGGTACACCTAATTATGTTGGTTTTTGGTTATATTTGGGAACATATGCCCAGGTAATAGCAGGAAAATACACTACTCCATGGTTTATGTCTGGTAATAATTCAACCGAATTTGTTAAAACTGTCACTATACCAACAGTAAGTGGTGTTGATGATATTTATATAGGATTTAGATTTAATATATATTCTGATGGAACAACATCTGTAACTGGTGAATTATGGGATTTAAAAATGGAGCGTGGCAACAAGCCAACAGACTGGACACCAGCACCAGAGGATACAGAAACGCAGATAACTTCCATGCAGTCCAGCATTTCTCAAAATGCAGATAACATTGCATTAAAGGTATCTAAAGACAGCATTATTTCTGCGATAAACCAAAGTGCAGAGAGCATTATGATAAGTGCAGATAAAATAAATCTTAGCGGATATTTAACTATTAGCAGTGCAAGCAGTACATATGCGACTCAATCAAGTTTGACTGCTGTGCAAAATACAGCAAACACCGCAAGCAGTAATGCAAGTTCTGCTTTAAGTACAGCAAACACTGCTAATAATAATGCGACAACCGCACTTAATAAAGCAAATAGTTCCGTGCAGTCCATTACAATGCATTATCTAGCGACTGCAAGTGCTAGTGGTGTTACAACTTCTACAAGTGGATGGACAACAACAGTCCAAAGCGTAACGAGTACAAAGAAATATCTTTGGACTTATTACACAGTTACAACTGCTTCTGGAACAACCACAAACTCTACACCTGTTATTTCTGGTGTTTATGGAGATACGGGAGCTACTGGTGCCACGGGAGCTACTGGTGCCACGGGTGCTACAGGGGCAACTGGTGCAACTGGAGCGACAGGAACAGGAGTGTCAAGTGTCATTCCATTGTATTACCTAAATAGCAGTACAACAGCTCCATCTGCTCCAACTGCTGCGGTTACAAGTACGAGTACGGGTACAGGAGTATGGACAAAATCTATCCCAACATATGTGTCTGGTTATACGTATTTTACTTGCACACAAACCTTATACAGTAATGGAACATATAAATGGAGTACGGTCGTTGTAGACAACGCTCTAACAAGTGCAAATAGTACAGCTACGACTGCTAAGAACACTGCCAATACTGCCAATACAACAGCGAATACAGCGAATGCAAGAGCCACTTACAACTACGGAACATGCGCAACTGCTGCTGGAACTGCGGCAAAAGTTGTTACATGTGCAAGTTTCCCAGCATTATATACAGGGGCTACGATTTGGGTTAAGTTTACCTATGCAAATACAGTTGCAAGTCCAACATTAAATGTAAACAGTACAGGAGCAAAAGCGATATATGCTTATGGTGGAGCATTAACGGCTTCCAGTGCATACAACTGGGTAGCAGGAGCAACAGTACAGTTTATCTACAACGGAACACAGTGGGAATTAGCAGATAGTGCAGGACTAAGCAAGGCATATACTGCCCTCTCTACTGCTAATACCGCAAACAGTACTATTGCGAGTTGGTGCTACAATAACAATACTACATATATAGATGGAGGCAATATTTACACTGGAACTGTTACAGCAGATAAATTAAGTGTATCTAGTTTAAGTGCGATTTCTGCGAATTTAGGAAGTATTACAGGTGGAAGTTTAAATATAGGAAGTGGAAAATTTGTTGTTACGAGCACAGGAGCCTTAACAGCCACAAGCGCAACGATAACAGGAAATATAACTGCCACAACACTATCTTGTACGAATGGAACAATAGCAGGATGGACAATTGGAGCATCTCAAATCCAGTCACCAACAACAGACGGAAATATTGCATATCTTACACCTTATGGTTTTAAAAACACGTATGGAACAATGGAAGCATATGTACAATCTGGTGGATTTACAACAAGAAATAAAGGTGGATATGGAATAGCAATATCTGGCTCTACTATATCTTTTAATTACAATTCTACTGATTCTTTTGATGGGTTGACTTCTACCGATGCAATGATGGCTTATATTGGATATAATTCTTTAGATGACTTATTATACATTTATAATCCTGATGGAGTATGGATAGAGAGTAATATAATTGTTCCTAATGCTATAAGTATCAGATCATTAGACACTAGTGGAAATGCAAAGAATCTTATTGGAATATCTACAAGCAATAGCATTGTAATTAATGGTAATGCATTGGGTAGTACAAATATTTATGCAGGTACACATGTAAATGCTATATGCGGTTCTAGTGGATCTCTAAGGGTATATAGAAGTGATGACGGAAATAATGCCGCTATATACTTGGGAACTACATGGACAAGTGCTAGTACAGGTTATCCAAGAATCGGTGCTTACTGGAAGGATGGCGCTGCTCATGAAATAATTACTAGATCTTCTGATGGTCTTACTACAGCACTTGGTTGGACGGGATCTACTACTTACAAGACAATAACAAACCTAAGAGGACAGACTGTCCAATGTAAAGGTTCTACAACATGGAGTTCTGATGAAAACTTGAAAACAAATATTTCTAACTTTGATGATAGATATGATAAGTTCTTTGACTATCTTGAACCAGGTACTTACAAATATATCTTAGGAGCTAGTGGAAGAAATCACAGCGGATATGTTACACAAAGGGTAGAAGATGCCCTAATCAAAGCAGGATTAACTACACAGGAATTCGCTGGTGTTGTCATTACTCCAATCCAAAGAGAAGTAGAGACAGGTGATGATGGTGTCGTGCGAGATATCGAAGGTAGCGAAAGTAATTATTTGTTAGATAAAGGAATTACGGAGCAACATAACCTTGCATACACAGAATTTATAGCATTAAACACATGGCAAATCCAAAAAGTTAAGTCGAGAGTTACTACTGTGGAAGATAAGCTAACATCTTTACAAAATCAGTATACAGAACTACAAAACAAATACGCTTCTTTGGAAGCAAAATACAATCAGTTATTAAGAGAAGTCGCTTAGGCTTCTCTTTTCAATTAAAAAACAAGGAGGAAAAAATAATGTTAAACATTACTACAGATAAGGAAACTAAAAATATTAATAAAAGTGCAGAATTAAAATCAGCAGACGGAACAGTTATTGGAACAGTATCTTATAACACATCAAATCAGGAATATGCTGGAATCAATTTCAATCTGAACATTGCCAACAAGGAATTATTCATTTCAGATAAGGAAACATATAAGGAAGATATCACTTCGTTTTTAGATACATTTATTGCAAAAACAAATGAAATCATGGGAATGGGAGGAGAAGAATAATGGAATTAACTTTAGAAACTTTAATTAATGCATATCCATCAGTTAGGATTTTAAATGAAACAAGAGGTATGAGAGGTGTTATTGCATATCGTATTTCAAAAAATATCAAGCCTATTTTAAAGGAAGTAGAAGAATATGAGGAACAAAGAAAAAAACTTTGTGAAGAATATGCTGAAAAAGATGATAAGGGTGAACCAATCATTAAGGATAATGCATATGATCTGTCTCAAGAGAATTTAAAGATCATCAATGAAGAACTTAAAAAGATGAGAGAAGAAACAGTTAAAATTGATGTTAAAAAGGTTACTCTTGAAGATATTGATATTGCAAAATTGAGTCCTATGCAATTAGACAGTATCGAATTTATGTTGAATTTAGAAGAGGAGGACAAATAAAATGAATAAAGAAAATTTAAAACAATGGATCAAATGTGCTGGAGTGCGTGCAATTAAGACTATTGCACAAACAGCAGTATCTTTAATTACAGTAGGAAATTTAATAACAGATATAGATTGGGTAGCTATTGCTTCTATTTCGGTCACAGCTGGGATTGTATCTCTATTAACAAGTATTGCAGGTCTACCAGAATTAGAAGAAACAGAAGGCACAGAAGAATAGAGGTGTTATCATGACTGAGTTTCTCATGCAGACATACACAATAGCACTTCCTATTATATTAGGCTATATTGTGTGGCTTTTGCAACAACAGAAGAAATCAAGAGACGCCAATTCCAAAGGGACCATGTTGTTGTTGCGTGTTCAGTTGATTGAATACCACGATAAATATATAAAGAAAGGTTCAATTCCATCTTATGCATATGAGAATTTCGATGAAATGTACAAAGCATATCATGATTTGGGAGGAAATGGTATGATAACACATATGAAAGAAGAAATTGATAAATTACATTTTAATAAAGATGGAGAGTAGTCGAAAGGCTACTCTTTTACTTTTAAAAACAGGAGGAAAAATATGGCAAAATATATTGCACATGCAAGCATTGGAGAAAATGGGAAAACAACTGGAGGAAGTGCAGGAGATCAAACAAGGAAAGAGGTTTGTATTAGAACATGGTATTCAAAGCCATGGCAGTATGTGCTAAGACTCAAGAATGAAGCATTAAGAAAACAGTTCGCCAATAATATGATAGATATAGCAAACAACAACAATGTAGGTTACAACCAATCAAGTAGAAATGGTTTGCTTACACAAGCAATCAAGAATAATTTTGATTTTACTAAGATTACAACCAAATGTAATACGGACTGTTCTGCAATGGTAACAGCTGCTATTTTAGGTGCTGTCTATACTGTTCTAGGGAAAACAGAATATGAAAAAGCATACAAAGTGTTATTTTATGGCTCAAACTGTAGAACAACAAGCACATTAAGAAG